GCAAAATCTCCCGGCGGATTTTAACCTCGCGGTCTTCATCTGTGGTGGTTGCAGAATTCGCAATCGCGGCGATTTTGATCGCCGTTTCATCATCCAGCGCCTGAATCTCCAATTTCTGTTCATCTCCGAGGATTTCCACGGAAATCTGTTTTTTCGGCAATTCGAGCGCCCGCAGCTTTTTCAGGTCGAGCATTTTTTTGATGTCCCTTTTTTGTTGTTATTGGTTACGCCGCCGGGGTTTTCGAACTCGTCCAGTCGATCTGAACCGTCATTGTCGCGATTTTTTTCCCATTTGCCGAAATTGTCGGACCAGTGGAAACGGTAACGACTGCGGTTCCGGTAAACCCGGATTCACCCAGCGTAACGGTGCACGTTTTCCCGGCGGCGCGTGTTTCGTCGATCGTCTCGTACTGAGTGTCGATGTATTCAGCCGTTACGGTCATCGACTGATAGCCGCCGTCCTGCGTGAATGACGTGTAATCGCCGCCCTGAAACGATTGCACCTCAACAGACGGGCCGTTCATCGCCGGGGCAATCGGCACATCCTCCGTGCAGTTCAATACGAATTCTGTCCCGCTCTCCGGCGTAATGCTGACTTTTTGAGTTCTCCCGTTTACCGGTGCTCCAGTGGTCGGAATGTCTGCCATTTTAAAAAACCTCCTGTTATTTTGTTGCGGTCTCTACAAAACGCGAATTTGTCAACCAGTTAATCTCCCCTGGATTTCAAATATCTGATAACCGCTTGTTGCGCAATATCGGCAGAACGTTCCACAAAACGCGCCGGCGCCTGCCGCGATGTTCCATTATTCAGGTCAGGCACATACGGGACATTGTTCGTCAGGTACAGGGTATCGGAAACGGTGAAATTATCTTTTATTTCCTGCATTCGCTCGTTGATTTTTGGGGCGCTATATTTCCCCTCCGGCGGAGTAGAATTTGACGGGACGTTGATCGTCAGAAACCATCCCCAGCGGGCGCGGCCGGTATCAACCGGTGTTGAGATTGTCACCTGCCGGAGCGCCTCGACAATGCCGATTCTCATCGCGCGAGTAATTTTGTTTTCGTAATACTGTTTCATCCGCTCGACTTCCCGCATGCCCTTCATCAGGTCGAAAAACAACATCATTCACCCCGCATATTTTGCCGACGACGGGAACCGGATTTCGACGTAAATCAGAACTGGAAACCGGAACAGCTCGTCTTCCTGCGACGGGCTGCCATAGTTGTACCGTGCCACGGATGCAGACACACCGCCCGTCCACCCGTCGAGCGAAACATCAATTTTTCCCGGATTTTTGACACTGAACTCATCGATTAACCTAGCCGCAACGTCCGACGCGGTGGCCATCGGGTTGATGAATGCCTTGTTGCGGACGAATATGTCATATTCGCAAAGAGCCGTAATCAGTTCCGAAGCCTGTGAATCTTCTTCCCGGCTGTATTCCATCACCGTTTCACGGATGTACAGTTCCGCCTTGTCCGGCGCGTTATACCATTCGCGCTGGTATTGCTCTTGCGTGACGATTCCGGCAACCGTTACGATCCGGCGGCGCATTTCATATCGGAGTGATTCCAGAATATACATCATTTCACCTCATTTCCGCAACGTTAATTCAAGTCGCGCCGGTTCATTGTCCAGCCACTTATCCGCCTTGACTGCCGCAATTGTCCACGTGTCGCCGCCGACGGTCAATGTATCGTCTCCCACATCGATCCCCCAATGATTTGACGCGGTAAACGGTCGCACCTCTTCCAGCGTCTTTGCCACACCGTTCAGTTTGATTTCAGGATCGCCCGGCTGGCTCTGCATCGCCGTTTTCAGGCGCAAAAACGCGAGCTGACAAATAAAGTCTCCGGAAAGGTAATTGAGGCCGTCAACCAGTCGGACGTTCACCGGCTGCGGCGCTTTTACGATCAAAGAGCGCTCGATCTCGATGATCCGTCCAGTTCCTCCGAAGAAGTCGTCGAGCGTGTCAATGCGGATTTTCAAAACCGCGTCGTTGCGGTTCAGATCATCAATCCCTATAATTTCCTGCTGTAGTTCCTGTTGCCAGTTCGCCATATTTTTCTCCTGAAAGCACGCGAAAGCACGCGAAAGCACGGATTGCGCTTTCATTAAACGGGGAATTGTCAACCTTTCCCGAGTTGACATCTTAGCATTTTGTAACGAAAGGGGTATATTATGTCATGTGACGGAAATTGCGCGACGTGTCCGATTCAGTGCGGTGCGTCCACGTTGTCCAAGCTCGAAGCAAACAAAAAGGAGACCAGGGAAATGAGCGAAGGAGCAATCACCTGCAAGAGCGGAAATGAAGAAAAAATTGCGGTTCTTCTTGCTGAAAATGAGAACTTGAAAGAGCAGCTCAAAACGCACGGCGCTTCAACTCCGCTTTCAACCGGCCTGAAAACAACGACGTATGTTTCTCTTGTCATTGCGATTATTGCTCTTTGCGCGGCATTTTATGCTATGAGCAAGGCAGACCGATATGCTGAAATGATTGTTACCGCCAGCAAAAACGCTTCGGACGCTATTACGCTTTCAAAAGATGCAAACATGAAAGCGCTTGAGGCAAAAGATCGCTCGGACAAAAACTTTTCTTATCTCCGCGATATGCGCCGAGATTTTAAGGGAAATTTGTGACGTCACGTGACGTCACGTGATAGCACGTGACAATTTTTGTTTTTTTACTTGATTTTTTCCAAAATGACGCTATACTAATTACAGTCACACAATTGGATAGCGGTAAAATTGGCAAGAGATTGTTGATTTTGCCGCTCTCTTTTTTACAAAAAAATCCGCCGCCAAGAGAACCATCGGGGGAAGGAACAAACCCAAAACTTGGCGGCGGAAAAAATTTTCACTTCGTAATTATGCCGATTTGCACGCTTCCCCCGCCCGTCGCTTCGCTGGAAACCTCGAATCCGGCGTTTTTCAGAATCCGCACGGTGAACGGGCAGAGAATGTCCGCGACGAACGAATGATCGAACACCGTTCCGTCGGTCGAGAGAATGCCCAGATTCAGTACCTTCAGCGTTTGCGTCGGGTCTTTCCCGAGATTGACCAGGTGTAACGCCTCCTCAAGGCAAGCCACCTCGAGGACGCTTTTCAACGTGTATTTTTCGACAATCTCCGGATCATCGATGTTTACCGGATCTTCCGCGTCCTCCGGCGTGAATGAAGAGAAAATGCGGATAACGACGCTGGCAAGGTTCAAATACTGCGCCTTCGTTTCGTCATCGGCAAGCGCCGTCCAGCCGGAGGAATAGGCGCGCGCGCCAAAATATTCGTCGGCGCTCTCTACAGTTGCAAATGGTTCGGCGATGTTCATTTTTACGCCCTCTTGATCTTGCCGGCGGCAACAGCTGCATCATACGCCTTTTTCACGTCAGCCGCCGGGCTGGTCTGGTATCCGCGAATCCCCGCCGCGTTCAGTTCCTGAATCATTCGCTTGCGGGTCAGCGTGGTTTCCTCTTTCGCGAAATTGTCGCGGCGGATATCTTCAGGAGGCGCTGGATACGACCGGTCAACCGGAGCGGATTCCGGCGATTTAACTGCTGGTTTTTCCGGAAGCGGCGTGCCGAGGATTTTTGCCCGGATCACGTCCGCCCCGAGAGAAGCCGGGAAGTCCATTTTTTGGTACTGCCCGCGATTGTTCATCACCAGCGCCGAAGTGGTAAGTCCGTCCGAAATCAGTTTCAGAATTTTCATTGATCAACCTCAAAAATCGCCCCTTTGATGCTATCTCCGGGGCTATGGTGGAGGAGATGAGGGAATTATTCGGTTACGGCCTTGGTAAACACCGGAGCTTCTTCCGAGCTGGTGATCTGCACCAACTTACCGCCGCGAAGTTTCGCAATTGCTTCCTCCGCGCCCATCAGGCCTTTGATCTGACAGGCGCGGAGCTTCGCGTTGTTGAACTCGAACGTCGTTTCCGCAATCAACGACCGCCGGATGCCGTCAAACCCGTTTTCGGTCGAGTCGCTGTCCGTCGGAGGTTGCATGTGACGAATTCGGATCATCTCGGGATCGATTACCCATGCCTGATCCGGGACGATGTTCATCAGCGGGTCAGCAACGATAGTCAGCAGAGAACCGTTCAGGGCGTTGACGACCTGCGCAACGTAGTTGCCGCGCACGCGATCCTCTCTGAGAATCTGTACCTGATCGCGAGACGTTGCACCAAACACACGTGCCTGAGCCGGGCAGGTCAAAACGGCCTTCCCCTCTCCACCGGCTCCGGCAATCTGTTGAATAGCATCATTGATAATGATGTCATCAAAAATGGAAGTCCCGCCGCCGTCCACAGACAGCGCTCCCTCTCCGGTCGCGAATTCGTACAGGCCTCCTGCCATGCCGAGGGCAGAGCCGGAACGTTCCTGCCGGTGTCCGAAAACGAGAACCCCGTTCATGTCGCGCACCATCTCTTCGAGCTTGAGCGAGACCTGATGGTTGATCTGGTTGTCGAGGTTTCCGTAAACGGCGGTCTGAATTGCCGAACGGGACAGCGTGACATCCTTCCGAAAAATCTGCGTGTAATTGTACGCCATAGAAGCTTGATGAATCGGGCCATCACCGGCGGAACTTCCCTCTTTTTCCGGGTCAGCAACGATCGTCCACGGAACGTTCGCCGGTGCATTGCTGGCATTGCGGCTTCCTCCGTTTGCGGCGACCAGAGAAACGGTCATGGTAGTGCCGCTGGCGCTGTCTACTTTGAACAGCTCAGGGCCTCCATGCGCCATGACCAGAGAACCGACTTTCACCATCGCAACTTCTTCAGCCGTAACGGTCAGAGAACCAGACGAATTTCCGGTCGGTTTGAACCGGCGCGGTCCGATGCTGTCCTCCATCCATTCGACTTTCGTAGAGGTTGCGGCCTCTCCGGTTCCGATCATTCCGAGAAGCAGCGGCATTTCCTGACGAATGATTTCATAGGTCTCGAGAACCTGCCGCTTTTTGTTTGCCCAAGTGTAACTGTATCCAGCCATTTAAATTTCTCCTGTGTTGTGTTTTTCAGTCAACTTCTTTTGCGTCTTGAAGCGATGCCGTCAAGCGGTCGCGGTAACTCCCTTCGCGCTGACCGCCCGTTACATTTTTCTGGTCAGTGTTCGGGTTGTTTACCCTGCCGCTGCCGAACTTCGACGGCGTGCTTTCTTTCAGGAGTTTCAGTTTGTCGGCCTTGGAGATAATGAAGTCGAGCGGCTTTTTGCCGTCGATATCTTCGAGCTCGGAAATTGCATTCAACTTGAAATAGCCTCGCGAATCCTTCGCCCATTCCCGCACAAGCTCCCGGTCGTACTTGTCATCGAGTTTGTCGATCATCTTTTCGACCGCATCCCACGTTTCGCGCTTTGCCTTTTCCGCTTTTTCGCGCTCGTAGTCGGCCTTCATCGGCTCGTAGGCATTTTTCAGATCTTCCAGCTGTTTCGCAAGCGTCAGGTACTCGGCGCTCTTGGTCGGGTCACTGCCCGCCGGATTGCCATTTGCCGCGCTCCTGAGCAATTCCGCCAGCTCTTCCGGAGATTTGCCAAGTTGCTTGAACGGTCGGAGCGCGTCTTCCGCCGCCTTGCGGTCGTTCGTCTCCTTGCGTTTCGCTTCCAGCACGTTCTCCACATCCTGCTCCGTTTTGATCCGCGTCTCGTCCAACGAGAACTTCCCTCCGTTTTCCGTTACAAACGGGCGGAGGACTTCCGGAACGGCCTCCAAATTTTCCGCGACAATCTCGACAGCCATCTGTCAACAACTCCCTTTTGTGCATCCGCTGACCATCAGCGTTGCGTGTTTCAACAAATGTTTGAATGTCAACCTCAACTCGCGAAACTGGCTTGATCGAGCTTTTTCAGCTCTTCCACGGTCAGCCGTTTTTGCGGGTAAGGCGGGATAAATTTATCGAGTTTCAGGCCGCCCTTTTTCCAGAGTTTGTACCGCTCCGGCCCTAACCAGTCTTTGCGCTGCTGCTCGGTCATATGCTCATTAAAGTATTCGCGAAACGATACCGCACCGTCGCTTTGCTCGTAAGCCGGTTCTCCGGTTCGTTTTTCGTACTCGCGCATTGCCTGATAGTACAATTTTTTCTTCTGCTCTTCATCAAGCTCGGAAAACTTCTTGCCCTTGTTTTTCGCTTCGTATGAACGTTGCGCTTCCGACATGAAGTCGGCTTTCGCCATCGGCCTTTGCTCATCAGCGAAGTCGGAAGCCGGAGTAACCGGAAGCAGCACGCAACGGCAATTCGGGTGCAGTGGTAGGGACGGATGTTCCTCATCCAGTTTATACCGCTTGCGATCTAGAGAGCCGCAAACCGGGCATACCCTGCCATCTAGCGTCGAGAGAATTTCAACTCCGGTTATTACATCGTCGTTCGCTTTGTAAAACTGCTCCTTTGCCCCGTTTGCTATTCCGTTGCAAACCGTCCTCGCCATGTTGACGGCCTCCCGGCGCGTGGTGTTGAAAATGCCGTCTTTGTATCCGTTTTCAGCAGTTCCGGTGATGTTGTCCGCAATCTGATCAATCGTCCATCCGGAAGAAAGCCCACGGCTTACAATTGACTCAATTCTAGCCGCGTCATCATACGAGGTTTCCGAAAACCATTGCTGTAAAGTTTTGTCATAGCAAATATAGTTTTGAATGACGCGCGAAAGTGAGGTTCCCGAAGGCTCGTTCAGCTTCTTCTCCCCGGTCATCTCCTTTGTGACGCGTTTCCCCCATTCCACCTCGTTTTCAGCAAGCTTTTTTGACTCATTTTCAACGTTTTTTTGAGCATCCGAAAAAGCCTGCGCCCGGATTTTAACGAGCTTTTCGTTGATCTTTTTCAGCTGTTGCAGAGTCTTCTTTTGGTTCGGGACGAAATCGAAATTTTTCAACTCCTTTTGCAGTTTTTCAAGGAATTTTTTCTCCGTCGCGTCAAGCGCGTCGTTGATAATCTCGCCCCAGTTCGAGCCGATTACCTGCAGCCGGGCCTGATGATCCGCAATCTGCTTTGCAAGCTCGGCAATTTTTGATTTTTTAGCGGATTCCGTTTTCGTCGCGGTCGGCATTTGCGTTTTCATCCTCGTTCTGCTCGTTCACCGCTCCGGAAAGCCTCGCAAGGTCCATGTTAGCGAAGTTGTCGGTCTCTTCCGCCTCGCTCTCCGCGTCAAGCTCCGCCTCCAGCTCGATCCAGTCACGATGTTCAAGCCCGGCGTTCCGCTCGATCCACGAGCGCATTTCCTCGCGCGTCATCATGAGCGATTGCCGGTTCATCGCGAACTGAACAATCTCTTGCGAACTGGCCTTCAGGTCTGCAAAGTCGTTTGACGGGGCGTAAATGATCTTTTCCGCAACTGCTTCCCGATCTTCTCCCGGATGCTCCCACTGATACGCGAAGCGAAGAATATTCTGCAATCCGATCCCGATATTCTCGTTAATGATCCGAAGGGCGGCGGTTTGCGCATTGCGGACAATTTCCAGAGCAACGCCGGAAGCGTTTGCCGCGCCCTCGATCCCGGCAATCGAAACGCCCATTTTCTCAGCATCCACCTGCATGGTCTGGATGTTCTGCAACTGCGCATTCGCGCCGGCGCCGGAGAACTCAAGAAATTTCACATCGGCATCCGCCGGGATGTCCTGAAAAACGTCGCTCCCGAGCTTCGGGTCGTCGGCCCCCTTCGTCATCCCCTTCCGGATCAGCGTCGGGTCGGAGGTCATGAAAAGCGTCTGCTGATACGGCGCGTCGGCATTGTAAAGGTGAATCGAGTGATTCACCAGATCGATCATCGGCGGGCGCTGGTAATGCCCGAAACTACGGTCAGTCACGTTGAAGACGAAAAACGGAATCCGGCTCCCGATTACTCCGTAGGGTGCGGGATATTCGACTTCCCCGGCGTTCGGGTTCAGGATGTCAAAGCCTTCCCAGTCCTCCGGCTTGATCCGCGCCTGATAGTATCTTCCCGCCTCATCCAGTCCGAGCACCAGCAACCAGCGGTCAAAGTCCCGCTTTTTCGTCCTGATGTCAAACACCACGTCCGAATCATCGAGCAGTACCCATGTCAGGTAACTTTCGCCGCGCTCCGTCTCCCAGTCGCAATCGAGAAACTTCTCCGGCGCAAAGTGATCGATGTAAAAGAGGTTTTGCCCTTGCGTCGTGTCCCCCACCTGCAAAAGAAGGTGGTAACGCCCGAACTTGAGGATGTTTTCAATCACCCGGTTAGCCAGAGCGATAAGCCCGCCGTGATCACTGGTCGCCCAGTCCCGGAAAAACTCGAGGTCGTCGAGCTGCATTTCCGGCTCGCTGGAAGAGAGGATACCGCACATCTTGAGCAGCGTATCTTTGCAGTAGGAGGGGAATTTAGGGCGGTCTAAATAAGCTTTCCACGCGGCAGGTTTCTTCTTACTCTCCGGGCGGTAAAGGTATTTGTCTCCGGCGGATCTGATTGCGTCCTCCCCGGCGAATGCGTCGCGGCATTTCTGCCATTCGTCGCACTTGATACGGTATTCCGGCGGGCAGAAATTCTTGACGAAATCTTTCCAAGCCAGTTTTTTTGTGACGGCGGTAAAATCTGTTACCAACATCGCATTTACTCCATTTCGTGAAACGTGTTTTCACAAAATGCGGTAAATGTCAACCATTTCAGTAGCCGAAAACCATGTTGCCGGATGTTACGCGCGGCTTCGGATAGAGTAGCTGGTAACCTGTCTGATCGAATGCGTGATCCTCGGAAGTCGTGTCAACGTCATCCGGCTTGCGCTCGTCGCGTTGCAAAACCGGAACCGTCCTGATCCACTGTCGGCAGTGATCGAAGATGAAAATCCCCGGCTTCCCGTCCCGTTCCAGAGAGCCGCGCAACATCTCGCGGAGCTTCTGAACAGCGGCGATACGGCTGCCCGGAGCTTTTCGGCAGGGAGTCCAGATTATCCCGTAGTCGGCGAAATCATCGGCGATTGACTTGTTACGACCGTTCGCACTGTCGAAGATTGCGCTGTCGGCGATGGACAAAACACCGGAAAGCCCGAGCTCTTTTTCAACCGCCAAGATTTTCTCGGCAGTTGCTTCGGTCGACTCCCGCAACCCCTCGTTCGGCTTGCCGCTCCACCCGTACAGCTCATGGATCAAAAACATGTCGCCAGGAATCGACGGTCTGCTTGATCCATCCGGCAGGATATAGTCTGAACCGTCCGATTCCGCCCACCAGCCGACCGAATACGGCTTTGAACTTCCCCAGTCGAACGATTTCGAAATGTACCACGTCTCCGGGATTTTGAATCGCGGCATGACATGAATGTCTGCATCCCACAGGTCGTCAAATGCACCGCCGGCCGTGATATCCCACGATCCGTCCCGCATGGCTTTAACAAGCCAGTCCTGCCCAAGGCCTGAAAGCTGGCGCTCGTATTCGTTTTTGTCGATGGACGGGTTATCGTCCAGTTTCGCCGGGATATACTGGCGGAGCATTCCGCCCTCGTCGTCCGGAGTTTGCCAGATGGTTTCCGGCGGTTGAGGGGAAATGAACGTCGCTTTTACCCAGTTATGCCCAACACCGCCGGGGTTTGCGCCGCAAAGAATCTGCGGGAACTGATCGCAAACGCTGAATTGCTTGAATGCCGCCCAATTTCCCCGCAAATTCTTCGGGACGCGGCAACGTCCCCGCAAGTACCGATATTGCTTCTCCGTGAAGTGCGTCAATTCGTCGATCAGCAAAACCCCGATTTCCGCCCCCTGATACTTGACAACGTCCGCCTCGTATTGACAGTGGCAAAGGTTGATCGTTGATCCGGTTTTCATAAAAGTAATCTTCGGCGGCTGGCTGGTGATCTTCACATCTCCCGACTGGACCAGAGGCGCGAGAAGCGCAATGAATCCGTTCACACCCTCCATGTGGTTTTTCCACAGGTCATCGTGAATCCGGCGGAACAGGTAAATGGAAAGCCGCTCGACGTTCAGCGCGAAGAAAATGGCCTTGATCCGCATGAGGTGACTTTTCCCGCCACCCGCCGCGCCGCCGTACAGAATCTCCGTCGCGTTGCTGGTGAACGCGGCCATCTGGCGCGGGTGAAGCGGGTCAAGCGCAATATCCGGCATTACTGCTGATCCTCCGGGCGCTTCTCTCGGAACGTGAAGCCGGGAAGAGTAACAGAACCAGAGTGTTCGAGTTCCATTTTTTCGCTGTATTTTTTCGGGACCATTTTTGCCAGAATCCATTTCCTGGCGTCGATTTTCAGCTTCGCCCGGTCAATAGCGTCCCGGTTCAAAACTATACCTCCGTCATCGCCATTGACGTAATCACCAGAAGAATCGTCGGCGATTTCAAGTATTTCGTCGAAGATTCGGTCGGCCCTGATTTCACGCGCGCGCTCGTATTTGTCGGAGAATTCTTTATCTTTCGACAGCCATTCAAAAATTGTGTCCCTGCAAGGCATTTTGTCGTCTCTGCAAATATTGAGCAGGCTTTCACCGTTAGAAATTCGGTTGATTACCTCTTTCTTTATCGTCTCTTTTGATAGCGGACGCCCTTTTGATCTTCGCGCTGATTTGTAATTAGCCATTGTACACCGTCCCTGCCTATATATGGCTGATTTCGTCACAACCGGCATCGTGATTGTCACGTGACGTTCCCGTGACCGTCACACCCGGCTCTGTGACCGAGCTGTGACAAAATTCAGTTATTTTCGCTGTTTTTTCCTGTTTTTTCATCGCTGAAAATTCCTTCTCCCTCATCACTCCCCCTGTAGTCCCCCTCTCTCCTCCCCGGCAGAAAAAAATCACGATTTTTTTGAACCGGCTTTTTCCTTGCCCGGTTTTTCGCTAGTTTTCGCCTCAAATTTTGCCCGATATCATGAACTGTGCTTTTCGGAATTCCCAGCTGAATCGCCGCGCTCCGTTCAGTACATCCGTCAACAAATATCTTTTTGTAAACCTCGAACTCTTTCCCGGTCAATCCCAGCAGCTTTTCCCGCTTCGCAACCGGGGTTTTCATGCCGAGCTCTCGCGTCATCATATTGACAATTCCTTGCCGAAGCTGTTTGCTGACCGCCTGTCTTGAGATTCCGCGCTCTCTGGAAATGTCGGCTTGGTTTTGCCCAAGGTAAATTTTGCGAATGAGAGCATCAAACAAGGCACGGTGCTCGATGTAGAGAAACGCGACCTGATTCAGAACGCGCATCACTTCCGAGTTGTTTTCGTCGATTTCAATGCATGATTGAGATTCAACGTTGTCATTGTACCGTATTGAGAAACGCCGTCCACCGGCCTCTTCCTGCTTCTCGCGTATCACATCCATTCCGCAATCGTGAAGCTCGCAAGGCTCTGAACAGTTACCGCAATCCGTTCCGTAGCAATTCGCAATGTCTCGCTCTTTTTCTTCGTTCTCCACTCCGCGCCCCCCTTGAAAATTGCTTTCATGGTATTATGTTATCTGCGGAGCTTGATACCCTTTCTTCTCCATTTGCCCCGGAAGTTTGCCGACTCCGGGGTTGTTTTTTGTCATAAAGTTGCGGCGGTGGCGTCGATTACCGGAGCCGCCGCTCTCCGTATTGTTTTGAGGCCGTATTTTCCGCCCGGCCTCCCGGATCGACGCCGCGCCGGTCCACGTGGCGGGAATTCATTCCAAATTTATCCCCTTCACCTCGAACCATCGTTTCAGCGCGTTAGTTGTCAGACTTTGCTTTCCGTTTGTTATTCTGGCAATTGTCATCTTGTCCCAAGTTTCGATTTTCCCAATCTCTTCCAAAATCTCCTCAAGCGTTGGCGCGGGATAAATCTCCTGACCGTATTTTCTGCGTATGGCGATTTTACGCGGGTGGTTATGATCTAGCTGCCACTCCTTTTTATGGATTTGCTCACAGCCGGAAGTACGGCATAGAAACTCGACAACATCATCATATACCCACACCAGCGCGGAATCCTCGAACTCCCCCGCCGGAATGCGTTTGCACAGCTCAAGTGGCGGGACAAGGTTTTCAAGGTTGCTCATTTCTTAATCCTTTCAGGTAAATAACAGCGAGAGTGATTACAGATTAATGAAAAATTATCGACGTTTTCCGCCTCATATCTCCATTCCTGCTTTTTTGTTGACCAGAATTTCCATACAATCACCTCGTCGTTTTTTAACACTATGTGGCATTTGATACCATGAACATCATAGAAAACTCCCTGCGTAAGGATTGCATCAAGCATGTTCATTTCTTAACCTCAATTTTTACCAGTAGCAAACTATAGTTTCTCCGTCTACAAATTTGTCAATAATATTTTCTTTGAAGTGCTGCTTTGCGTTTTTTCCATAATATGCATCATCTTCATCTGAAAAATATTTTTCCCAGTCATCCAGCAGGGTTTTCCTGTCAATTACAACTGTGTTATTATCCCATTTCCCATCGTCGTAGAATCGTTTGTTTGCCCCTTTACGCTGGCATCCAACTTCTTTACCGACAAAAAATCCTTTCTCCATTACAATTTTAGTTGGATACACCTCCTCTTCAAATACTATGGTGTTTTCCTCAATTGTTTTAAGATCAGATTCCATGTCGAAATTTTTAGGGAGGAACTCGAAACGGTCATACCCGCAACCGACGCAACTGGCGATGCAATTATAATCATCTTCATTCAACCCTAATTTTTTAAACAACGGGTCGAAATCGATATATTCAACAGGTGCTTCTACTTCAAATTTGCTCCCAATAATTGCCGGGCAGTTTTCTGTGGTATGAAATGAACACTCATTTTTAGATTCAAAGGCAGCCACCTTTTCAATCGTGTCGAGTTTATCCGTCGGAACAACACCTTTGAACACAATTACATCAAGTCCCATCACTCCATCTCCTTCCCATCGACCGCGCAATCATATGCGCAGAATTCGTCCAGACGGTTTCGCAGTAAAGCGATCAGATCAACGAGTTTGACGGGATCGTTTTCGTCGGGGACAGCAATTGTAATTTCAAATTTCTGAATTTTCATTTTTCACCTCAAAACGTTACGGTTGCGGTGAGCGTAGCCGCCGCGATCCAGTAGATGAATCGTTTCCAGTCAGCGCCACAGAGATAAACGACCGCCGCGGCAACGTCAAGCGCCATCAGGGCGCAAGGGAATATGTATTTCGCGTTCACTTCTCAACCTCCTTTCAACTGTTGCAAAAAATGCAACTGTTCATGACCATAAATTATTCTTTCTCCCATCGTTTAAGCGCCTCTCCGATTTGGCAATCAAAACATTTCCCACGCCCATCGAATGTCACCTCGCTGCGAATACATCCCTCGCAGATGTCAGAGAGAAGCTTGCGTAGTTTTTTATTTTCCACCGCATAATGAACAATCTGTCTATTCTTCTCATCGAGAATTAAACCGATGATGTTTTCGTTCACTTTTCCACCTCCTTCCCGAGCCATTCCAGCGTCGCGGTTACCGCTTCATCCCGCGTCTTGAATGACTCTCGAATATCGTCTCCGGTAACTCCGAACCACACGTCTCCGTAGAACTCATCGTAATGAGAATAGACCAGTTGTTCCGCCAATATTTTCGGGTCACCAGTGATCTTCTCAAAGTTTGTCATTTTCCATTCTCCAATTTTCCACCCTCCAGTTGTTGCATTTTTTGCAACAGTTCAATTTTGTTCCGCACTGCTCATCGATCCACGCCGCGCACGTCTCGCAGACGTGAAACTCCTGCGGGTCGCCGCTGTCGTGCAGCGCGCCCTCGACCCTCTCGAGCTCCGATTCCGGGAACTCCCGATTGCAAAATTCACATTTCATCGCGTAACCTCCTATTTCACTCGATCCCTGATTCTCTTTCCTGTCATGCTCATTGTGTAGCCTGACTCTGCTTCCAGCCGGTCGAGAGCCTCGAAAATATGCGGATTCTCCCTCATTTCGATTCTCAAATCGCTGTCCGAACTGAAAATACATCCAGCACATCCGAGCCGGTCACACCCCATGTCGTAGCAGACGTGCCGAGGCACACCGGTGTCACGCACCATCGCCCAGATGTCCGCCTCTTTGAATGCCAACATCGGACGCCAACCGAAAACGTGCCGATTACGGCTGTTTAAACGAGGCACTGAACAGAACTCCGTCAATTCGCTTCTCGCCGCCGACTCTTCCCAGCGCTCGCCAGTCACCTTCAACAGCCTCCCGGAAAATTTGTTAATGATTTTGTCCATCGGAGCAACTTTTTGTTCGGAAGTACACCATCTGCATGTCGGTGACGGAAAAGCCACAGAGTCTTTTCTGGATGCTTTAATCCTTTCTGCTCGGAATCGTATTTTTTCGATCATCGGTCTGACCGGATAGACGGTCACCAGTTCCACGCCAGCCGCCTTGCAAAGCGCCTGAACGTGTTCCGCTGCATTGTGCCACTCCATCCCCGTGTCAGCGTACATTGCAAGAAGTTTATCGCGCGGCACTCCCTGCCGGTCTGCCAGATCGCGCACCAGAAACAGCATCGCGTGACTGTCTTTTCCTCCGGAAACGGAGATAAAAATCTTGTCGAACTGCCGGAGGTCGAGAAGTCCATTGATGAATCGAAGCTGCTCCCGTTCCGCCGCGTCCGGCTCAAAGCCGGGCAGATAGATGTTCATTCCTCCCCCTCAGCTTTTCGCAATATTTCATCTGCCTTGTCGAGTATTTTAGGAAGAAATTTTCTCCACTTCATAATAGCACATTGCCCCTGCACAGTACGAATCCATCGTATGAATTCGTACATCTCCGGCGCAGCGGCGATTAAAGCGGCGTTGGCTTTCCTGTTAGAATCGCACTCACCAAAAGATTCTACTATCATTTGTCCACGCGGTGTGCCAATGCCAAAATAGCGTTCTTCATTGATCCGGCTATCGAACCCCGCCACATTCCACGGCCCCCGCGTAAACTTTTCTTCACTCATTTTCCACCTCCAGCGCCTTGCGTGCTTTGCTGATCCAGCGGCCCGCGTCGCCCGGCACGTTCCACGGGCCGCCCGGCTTTCCGTACATGGAAACCGCCTCTTCCAGTGCTTCCCGAAGAAGCTTGTTTTCGTCGACGCCTTTGAGCGCCTTGCGAACCATCCTTGCTGCCGTTTCGGCCTCGTCCCTTGAGAGGTAATAGTTGCCGGCCTCTTTGTAAACAGAATCAACAAGAGCTCCCTTGATGGCGCTAAATACATTCCCCAAATCGTCAATGTAAAAAAAACGTTCCTCCATCCTCACTTCCTCAAACTCTCCCCTTTAACTGTTACAACGGCGAACATCTCGCGCATCCGGTCGAACACGCGAAATCCGTATCGCTCTCTGATCTGCTGATCTGTCAGGTTGCTGGTGACAACCGTGCGCACGTGGTCGCGGTGGAAACTCAAATCGTACCGTTTTTCCAGCAGCTCCGCAAGCGGGTTTGCGCGCTGGCCGTACTGCATGAAATCCTCGTTTTCAGTGCCGAGATCATCGATCACCAGCGCTTTCCCACGTCCGAAGAAATCCGCCGCGCGGCAGTAGTCCTCCCATGCCTGATAATCAGGCTGTGCCCGGTAAAATCCCTCGACATCTCGAGCGGTTACGAATTTCCAGCCGAATTTAGCCGCCAAAAGCTCTAACCCGAACGTTTTCCCGATCCCGACGTCTCCCCGGAGGAACAGCCCCCGGTTGCCTCCGCCGTCCAGCACCGACGCGCCGAACCGGCAGAGCGTGTCGAACAATTTCCGGTTTAACGGCAGATATCCGCAACTCTCGAGAAACTCTCCGATCTCCCGGCAGGATTCCTCGCTGCATCGCGTTTCCTGTTCTGCCTGTCGCGAATGATTGCGCACAATCTCCGCAACAGCATCAGAAACATTCGTTAATGTCATCGTCTCTATCCTCCTCCGTGAACACCGGCGGGGTTGCCCGGTCAGGTCTACGCGGCCTTGTTGTCTGATCGTTCTGATCCCACATCTCCGGCGATTCATTGTACCTCCCGGCTTCAAACCAGCTTTTGCAGTTCGCAATAAATTTGCGTTTCTGCGGCGGCCATTTTGACACTGATTCAGCGTATTTCCGCACGGAATCGCGGATCAGTTCGAGCGCTGAATCAACCGAACCGCCCGGCTTGTCCGCTTCTCGCTGGACAGCGTCAACAATCGCCCGGCAATCATCCTGAATGTTGCCGACGCGGGGAAATGTTGACCGGATTTGTTCAGACTCCTGCCACACGTCTTCACGCGCGCGCGCGGTTTCTCTCTCTCTTTCTTCTTCTACTTCTACTTCTTCTTCTAGCCGCATTCTGCCGCATTCTGCCGCATTCTGCGGCAGATTGCAGCAATCCGCCGCACTTTGCTGCATTTTGCTGCAACTTGCCGACAAATTACCGTTTTCATCAGGGAACTTCGCCTTTTTTGTTCTCAGTCGTTGACCAAATTTCCTGATCTCAATGAAGGGCTTGCCGCTCACCTTATCGGTGTAGACACGGAGCAAACCGGCTGTCTCGCACTCGGCGATCCAACGGGAAATGTCGGCGTCTCGCAAGCCGTCCTTGAGGGGAAATAACAAGGACCGCAACAATTTAGGGTTTCCGTGATAACGTCCGAAATCATCGGCTTTCATGATTAGGCGAACGAACAGGCACTCGGCAGACCAGCTCAACTGGTCAACCGCCTCTGAATCCGTCCAATCTCGCAACAAACGTTCAGGCATGATTACGCCTCTACATAACAGGCCATTTGCGCGGCTTCTTCGATCGATTCTGGCGCGCTTGTGGCAATTCCGGCTTCACGCGCAAAACTTCTGTAGTGCTTGATCTCTTTTTGCAATTCCTCCTTGCATCTTCTGTACAGATATTTCCGAAACTCATCGTCCGCGACGATCTTATCCGGAATCCCGCGAACCGAGAAAACCTTGTCCCCTGATTTGTAGTACACTTCTTTTACTTCGTAGTGTGCTACAGGGCGAGAATTCAGGAAACCGACACAAACCGCCTTTACCACGCACGATGAATCTTCCTTGATGTGTTCCGCCGTAGCAAGCACATGATTGTAAAGCTCGTTTGTCATCCGAATTTTCAAAACCATTTCAACCTCCAAAAGCCGCCGTTTTTGCGGAGAACGGCGAAACTCCACCCTGTGGAGGGGAGGGTTAAATCAACGTATCAGACGAAACCGCCCATCCCGAAGCGGCATTCACCAGATCCGGCATCCGATTCGTCACGCTTTCAAGCGTTTTTGACGGGTAGTGATCGATGTCGTCGATCGAAATCGCCGTCGGGATCAGGTTTTTCGCCTTGAGATATTTTTCAACGTCTGAAACCGAAATCGGAGCGCCGGCGCGGTCGATCTCCGCTTGAATTTTAGCGGAAAGTTTTTCCGTTTTTTCCTCCACAACTTCCACCGCATCCACAACCGGTTCTTTCTCTTTCATGAGCTTGCTTTTCAGCTTCCCGGTCGCGGTCGTTTCCTTTTTCGGCTTCACCTCTTCCGGAGTGACGTTCACCGGCTCTTCCTGTTCAAGCTCGTCGACCGAGTAAACGCCGAGGATCGCGCCCGGCTTGTAAAGGCGCGCCCAGCGTTTGACCGCGAGATAGGCAAGCTGCTGTTTCGGATCGCTTGCCCAGAGCGTAGAGTTTCTGACGGTCGCCTGACACAGCAGAAGGGAAAGCTCGCGCGGCTCCGTTTCTCCCTTAAGCGTCGCGGAAACCGTAACGCCGCATCCGGTTTCATCTTCCGGCTTCCATCCGGGCGTCTGATAACGCGTTCCGTTCTTCCCCTCGCACCATTTGAACTTGCCGACGACGTTTTCCCACGGCCCGAACCAGTCGTAACGGAATGCTCCTTTAATGTGATTTGCGACAACTGCGTTTACAAGCTGGGCTTCATAGCCAAGCGTTCCATTGACAAGATGTGTTTTCTGAGCAACTGCAAACGGCTCCAACCCCCACAGCATCGCTTGCATGACAATCGCAAAGCAATCGCCCTTGTTTCCGGCAAGGTGACGCGGGATAGTGCAATTCCCCGAAGCCATCCTATCGGCATATTGGTCAATTGCCGCGAACCGTTCAGGGACAAAAACCATGTCGTTCAGCTGCACATCGGCAACAGCGTTTGTTTCCTGTTTCACAATCGAATTTTCCATTTTAATACCCTCCACTTTTGTTACTTCACCAGAAACGGGCGAGCGCCCGGCTTCACGTCAATTCTTGTGTGCTTCGCGATGATCTCCGCCGGAACTCCGGCTTCTTCCACGATCGCTTCCCAGTCGATCACCGTTTTTTGCGAATCCTTGTTTTGCTTCCACGTCGCAAGTTTCACTCCTTCACGGGAAAAAAGCGTCTCGTTTTCTCCGATGAAAATTTTGACTTGCGCGGAAAGTTCGGCTTCGAGAGTTTCGGCCTCTTTTTTCGCGGCTTTCAGCTCTTTAATTTTTTGAACCAGAGTTTCGATCTCCGGCGTTGCGGTGATCGTTGATCCGGCAACCCAGTTGAAAGCATTTGAAAGATCGTCCGAAGCGGTCAACGGAGGCGGGACGTCCTTTACAACGTAGTTGTTCCAAAACTCAACGCAACGCTCGGCGCAATACTCTGCAAGCTCAACGTCATACGGGATTTCATAGTCCCGGTACTCGTTCCCTCCGATCAGCACCGCGAGATATCCCTCATGCCAGCCGGTAACGTGCATGTAGTGCTGAACTTGCGTCAAATAATATTCCGGCACTTCGTCGCTTGCGGAATCTCCCCAGAGATGCCGGGTGAACTTGTCAGCCGTTTTGCACTCGAGAACTCCGCCGCCGACGATGTAACGGTCGATGTTTGCGACAAGCTCCGGGTGATCCGTTGAGCGGATCATCTGATTGCGCTTCTGCACCTTGACGCCGTGCCGGGCGGCAAACTCATCCGCAACGACCTGTTCAAGCACGTTGCCGAAGTGCAAAATCTCGCTGTTTTTGTCAGACTTCTTGCGCCCGGTCTTTTCCTCCCAGACCTGATACGGCGTCCTCCATTTTGAAAGCCCGAGAATCGCCGCAACGTCAGAGCCGCCGATCCCTGTCATTCGATCCTGCAAAAACTCATCTCTGGTACGAATCATCGTCATCCTCCATCACATCAAAATCTTCGTAATCTCCCTCTTCCTGCTCTTCCAGTTCGCTTTCATCTCTGATATCGTAGTCAGGAGGAGCTAAAAAAACATGGTCATAAAACCATCCTTGATCTCGCATCAAATGATCCATACTGCCACCCCGGTTGCAACTCCAGCCAAAAATATTACAGCAGAAAAAATGATAGAGTGTTCAATTTGCTCAAATTTACGCATTTTTTCGTTCTGGAGATCGATGTATCGTTCAGAACCCATTAAATTGTGATTACGCATTGATCACCCTCCATGCGTTTACGTATTCCCAAAAACCGAGTTCGTATTCAGGCCATTTGTCCTCGAAATTGTCCCTGAAAATCGAAAAGTCCACGGTTTTCCATTTTTTGATGTGTTCCTCGCCGTAAGCGACCTCCCGCTTAGCAAGTTCTCGCCCCTGTTCTCTCGGAGTTTTTTCCGTTGAAATAATTGCAAAAGCGCGTTCTCGTGTCATAGATATGCGCCTCCCTGGATTACGCTTCGAGCGTCGCTGCAAGCTCGCGCAAGGCGGCTTTCATCGACTCGCATTCCGCGAGACGGTAATTCTGATGCTGTTTCTTCCCGGCGCGGGCGATACTCTCCGCGTCGCGGATGATCTGCCGCAAACGCGCGGCGATACTCGTTGAGGTGGGGTAGACCGGGTGCGCTTCGAAGCACCGGCCCTGATACTGGACGTAAGTCATTTTCTGCCTCCTTTTGCTGAGGTCTTTCAGTTACCTTTCCCGCGCTTTCCAAGGCACGAAAAAGGGGCGACCGGGTTGGAAACGTGGCAAAAGACACGCCCTGATTACTCAGGCCCAATCGCCCCAAAAGGCAATTTGCAATGTTTTTTTCAGAGGAATCGCAACCAGTGACGGCGGCGGCCTCCGCTTTTGCGCGGGTTTCCAAGCCCGTTACGCATAATATACCGCAAGCGGGCGGAAAATTCAACGCCGAAACCGAAAAATTTTCAGTTTTTTTGACCATTTTTTGTGTTCCTCTTGAACTCAAACACTGCCGAATTGCTTCCGACAACCACCCCGATCCCGACACCCGCCGCAAACGCGGAGACCGCAATCACCGCAATCATTTCCCCGCCTCCAAAACAAAAAAGAGAGCTGACGATCTGTTCCATTACTCACCTTTCAGCGCCTTTTTGACACGTTCGAGTGCGGCTTCGGCTTCATCACGGGTGCGGAAGAAGTTGCCGAGTTCCCGTCTTACCTCATCCATGTAATCGTTGTCATAGTCATATTCATTGATACAACCCGCCGAATCAATACATAAATATTTGTCGCCATTCTGCGGCCACGGCTTTTCATATCCCCTGCCGTTGGTCTCGTTGTATTCGTTGACAGCTTCCATTATTTCGATGAATTTTACGTAATCACATTTATATTCTTCGCAATCGGGGGTAATATAATCAAATAGCAGTTCAGTAGAAATAACGCCAGATTTTGCGTAACATGATGAAGCCAACAGAATTTCAACTCCATTTTTTGCCTTAAAGTTTGATCCATCTTTGCAAAAATCAAAATACCTGTGACTCCATTCCGCAACGCGAAAAATAACCTGTCCACGTTCATGTTTCACTACTGCAAGCTCTAAATGCCTATTCATGCGAACTTTTTCCAAATCAAGTTTTGAATAGTCGATCATCTCTTCTCCCGTCTCTTTCTTCTCTTCGACCGGATACCAGTGAAATTCTTCTTTTGTTGCTTCTCCGAACGCTTCCTCGTCAATCTCAGAACAAGCCATATACCCATACCGGTAGCAACCACATCCCCGGTTTTCTAGCTTTTTCAGCTCATAAAGAACGCCATCAGACGCTCGAAACAGCATACCATCTTCCTGCTCTGTTACACGGATAAAATGAGCGTTCTTTTTGTCTGATCGTTCTTTCTCGTGGCATATTAACGTCTCACACAGCTGATTGACTGCCTCGCAATTAAGACAATACACGCCTTCGCCCGGGTCAGTCCGCACGCATTGAAACGTCTCACCGTTGCGCCTGAAAATCTCACCGACCCTGTATTCTTTTTTACTGCTCATTTCCCCACCTCCAACCACTCCGGCGGCTCTCCGTCAACAAATTCAAGCTTAGCCATTTTGCGCCTCGATTTTTCCGCATTCATCCACCCGATGAAACTGGTTTGCCAAATTTACGACCTCCGGAATTTCAAACAGTTTTTTAACCTCCGGATCATCCACCGACTGACCAGCACGCAACGTGTGGTAAAGGAGCTGACAGAAAATGCACTTGTCAATTTTCACATCCAGCGACCCGCACCAGAGCGGCCAGCAAGAAAAATCAATATTTGCCCCACAAAGGTTTGATTTTCGCAAATCAGCACCAAACAAATCAGCACATTTCAAGTTTACATTTCGCAAATCAGCACCAAACAAATCAGCATAAAATAAATTTACCTTTGACAAATCATCCGATTTGAGGTCTTTTGCACACAGACTAATTAATCGAAGGTCAACGCCATTTTCAGCAGCTTTCCTTAATGCATCTCCAGTTGTATCAGCGTCGATCACAATAGGAGTTTTACCATCTCTAAATCTGATTTCAACCATTTTCCCCTCCGCCTTGTTCTGTTACGCGTTATTCTCGATCCTCAGCTCGTGGATAATCTCCCGGAGCGGGAGAATCAGCTGAATGAACCGGGCGGATTGCGGAGCATGTTCCCGCTTCGAGCTCCGGCAATACGTCGGGATCACGATGTCTTTCGGAAGCCCGGTCGTTTCGCTGATTGCGCCATAATCAAGACCGCTTGCCAGAGCGATCCTCTGAAGATTGCGCCGGTATTCGTCGCGCTCCGACTCCGCCTTTATCCGGCGCTCCATCTCCGTGCAGAGCGTTGCCATCAATACTTCAGGAGTCGGAAGCTCGGCAACGGTTGATTCTTTGATCGTCCGTTCCATTGCGTTGAATGCTTCGATGTAGGAAACTTTGAACTGCATCGCCCTCGCACCGGTGAATCCCATGGCGAGAAGCATGAAACCGTCGCGGGTGACAAAGTACATCGGGCGCGGCTTCCCTTGAGCGTCGGTGTATTCCGCCGGCTCAAAATTTAGCCCGCTAAATTCTTCCGGGCACTCCAATTCCCGGATTGCCTTCAGAACGTTTTTGTGCGGTTTCCCGAACACCTCTGCGATTTTCAGACTGGTGGTGACGGCTTTCCCATCCTTGAGTTCGACAGCGTTTACAAGTTCGTTCATGTGATCACCTATTGAGCTATCGTTTTTCTATCGCTTTTTGTAGCTACATCGAAAATTTTTTTACCGTACTCAGTGACCGCATCATCGATTACCTGAGCCATTTTGTCGTTTGTAATCCGAGCAATTACCCTCACCTTCTCGCGAGTTTTGCTCATGACGGCAATATTAATGTAGTTGTTCGGCATATAAACCCCTTTCTGTTCTTTTATCAATATACTATCGTGTTTTGTAGATTTCAAATAGAGCTATCAAAAAAGTTTGAAAATTATTTGAAAGGCGATACTTTAATAGAGATGGAGGTGGAAGCATGAGAAAACAACTGCAAAAAGAGTTTGTAGAGGCTCTGCGAATAGCTGTTGACGAATGCGGCAGCCAGTCGGAGTTATCGCGGCGTTCCGGCGTCGGGCAGGCGACAATAAATTCCATTTTGAATGACAAAAATAAGCGCGAGGTATTGGACTCAATCATGGAAAAGCTTTATCCGTTTGTCAAAGATCATCTTGCGGAAAGCGTCAGAATCAACATTTATGGAGGCACCGCCGCCGGGATCGTTCACGGCAACATGACCACTATTTCCAACCAAACGGAATCCGGCATCCCGGCAGACGTGTTTACGCTGATTATGAACAGCAACATGACTGCGACAGAAAAGGGCGAGTGTATCCGGGCGATCCTCAAAAAATGAACGATCAAAACCGCGACAATCTGAAAGTTTCCAACTCCGGAACATCGTTCGGCGTTACGAACGGCGATGTAACGAACGACAACCGGACAATGAACGGAAACAACATCGTTTCCGGAAATCAGGTGAACAACGCTCTCCCGGAGCGCTGGACGGTCGCGGTCATTTGCGTGACTGCAATAATTGCACTGTTGATTCTGCTGTGCGCGTTTGCGTTCTGGTGCGGCTCGTGCCGGGCAGAAACAGCGCCGGTGACGGTAACAAATGAGATTCAGATAGGTCCGCGCGGCGGGGTTTATTACGTTGACGAAACGGGGAAACGGCATTATGTTGATCGTGAGCGTGGAATGGAGATTTATCGCGAACAACAACAATCACAGGAGGAAGAAAACGAATGAAAGCCGCTTTGGTCGCCGTTTTTGCCTTTTTTATGCATATTTTCGTTTTAACTGCTGCGGAAACTGTGGTTGTCACATCGGTTCATGACGGGGATTCATTCAGGACAGGAGAACAATCGTTCAGGCTGTGGGGGATCGACGCTCCGGAGCTTGATCAGCGGTGGGGGACTGCGGCGCGGGAGGCGCTTCGGGAGCTGTTGACCGGACCGGACGCGGTAATGATTGAGCGGCACGGGACATCGTGGAAACGGATCGTCGTGCGGGTGGAATCATGCGGCAGGGACGTTTCGCTTGAACTGCTGAAAATGGGGCTTGCATGGTATCTGCCGGAGTTTGCGCCGAGGCGCAATGACTATCGGGAAGCGGAACAGGAAGCGCGGGAAGCACGGCGCGGGCTGTGGTCGGACGAAAACCCGGTCAGTCCGGCGGAGTGGAGAAAAACGGGAAATAACGTTATTTCCCGATAACGGGAAAAAACGATAATTCCCAATAGCGGGAAATTATGTAACAGTTTAATGTGTTACGTAACAAATCAATGTGTTACATTAAAATGGCATTGAGGAAGATTCGCAAAACTTTTTACGTATATTTTCGCGATCTGGACGGAAGGCTGAAAACGCGGTCACTCAAAACGACCGATCCGGCGCTGGCGCGGTCGTTGCATGATGACTACATGACGCAACTCCAAGCGAAAAAGGCGCGGGCCATCCTGATCCGTGACTTCCCGGAGCTTGCGCCACCGCCAGAGCCGCCAAAGCCAGCGACAGGAGTTCACCAGCGCGGCGGAATCCGGATTGCTGACATGTGGGATTGCGCAATAAAAAAACGACCGTTGAGCAAACGACACAAGGAGAACTGGCAAAAACTGGTGGACGGAATCGGCGTAAAATTCGCGGATCAGGTAACGCCATCGCTGGCGCTAAAATTTCTTGAGGATCGTTACGGCAAGGGGAACGGGAAAACGTACAACAACATGAAATCTTCTTTCAACACCGTATTTCGATGCTGTTTAGTCGAGGCTAATTTAACCGCTTCTCCGTTTGCTTCGATCATTAACAAGCGAGTAACAGAGGTTGCACACCACCGTAACTTGACGCTGGAAGAATTTGCGCTGGTCATGAAAAATCTTCCTCTCCCCCTCAAAATTCTAGCGATGCTCTCCCGCTGGACAACTCAACGGCTGGAAACCTGCGCGCGTATGACGCCGGAGATGTTCGATTTTGAAAGAAAAGTTTTCATCATTGATCCCGGAAAAACTCGCCGGTTCAAAAAATGGGTTTGCTGCCCAATCATGCCGGAACTTGAGGAGTTTATAAAGCCAATTTTATCACGATGCAAGCCGGGGAAACCGATTGTCCAAAATTTTTGCGATTGGAACAATCATTATTTTTCGTACATGTTTAACAAAATCTTGAGAGAATGCGGTATAGAGAACAACAAATCAGGAACGGCAACTTTTCACTCGATCCGAGGGACGGCAATCACATGGTTTAAGGAACACGGGATAAAAGGCGAGGAATTGCGCTCCATTACCGGGCATGCGTCGGCAGATGTTGAAGATATTTACGCGCGTGACATTGCTACGATCAGCCGCATTGCGCGCGAGTTCGATCGTATGTAATCCTGTATGTAATGCATCTTGTTTCTGCTTAAAATCGGAGGTTCGATTCCTCTCCCGGGTACCATTTTAAACAAAAATTCCCCTCAAAATGCAAATCTTGAGGGGATAATTTTTGGCTTTTCTGTATGTAATTTTGTATGTAATCAGCAAAACAAACTTCGCTCGAACTGATCCGGGTCAAGCTCGTATAGTATCGCTGAGAAAAACCAGAATTTTTCGATCATCATTCCACCCCGTACTTTTTCGCGTAACCGTCAACAGCGTCCTGCCAGACGCGCATGTTCATCCCCTCCGGGAGGTGCCGCTTTACCGCACACATGACAATTTTCAGTTCCGCAAACTCGTGCATAATGCCTTCCACGTCTCCCCGGCTCAGACAGTCGAGCAGCTCGCCGATTTCGTGCAAAGCATGCATTTCCAGCGCCGGAATATCCATCGTTTCCGCCAGTTTTGCAACGACGTGTTCCATTCGCTTTTCGGTTTCGCTTTCCGCACCCTCCATGTACTCTGAAATCATTTCGCGGACGGCCTTTTTCATTTCTTCGGTCATCATTTTTTTGTGTCTCCTGTTTTTATTTTACATGCCGAGCATTCGCATCAAATTACCGAACTGAGGCGCGTTTTTGATCTGCTGAAGCCGCTGCATCGTTTGCGGGTTCATCATCTTTTGCGCAAAATCGACCAGCTGCGTCGCTATTTTCTGGTCGTTGCGCGTGCCGTTCCGAGCGCCCTTCTCCAGCAGGATTTGGCAATTCCCGTTTTCCTCGCGCACAATAATCGTTGTCTGATTCATTTGTTACCTCCCGAAACTGGGTTGAATGATCGGCGGCATGATGGGCGCCGGCGTTGAAATAACCGGCGATGGAGTGTAGAACTGCGGCATCGGTTGCGGCTGATATTGCGGAACGTACTGAACAGGCTGTGGAGCAGGTTGCGGCGGCAACTGTTGCGTTTTTTGCAACAGTTCCTTGATCTCTTTCATGCCGTTTTCCAGAGCGGAAAAACGCTTTTCAAGTGCCGGATCGGACGTTTCCGGCGACTGATACTTTTTCGCGATTCCGTCAAGCTCTTCCTGCAGTGCCGCAAAGTGTCGCTTATATGCCTCAAGCTCCGCCGCCGTCCGCTCTGAACTTCCCGTCGGTGACGCCTCGTGCCGTTCAGCCGTTTCCACGTGTTCAGCGTTGCCGGATGCCGGAATATCCAGCGGAGAGACGGCCGCGCCGACTTCTTCGAATTCCATTTTTTCAGTTGCCATTTTTCGGTTCTCCCGTGTTTGTAATACATTACGCTGAAAACATCCGTTTCGGTAAAAAATTTTAGTGATGTTTTCAATAAAAACGGCAAATTTTACATTTCAGAAACGCCGGTTTCAATGGCATATTTCGCGCGTAACGGGGAGGCCATCGCGCGAGGCTGAACCACAAATTTTCAACACAAAACAAACGAGGTGAAAAAATGGCGGAAGCTGTGCCTGTGGTGGACGTTATGTCCGGTAACTCTAACTCGATGCTTGATGGACTGGCCCTCGCGAATGGCGGATGCGGATTCGGCGGCGGAAACGGCGCTCTCTGGATTCTGTTCCTGCTGGTCGCTCTGGGTGGCGGAAACTTCGGTGGCTGGGGTGGTCGCAATGCTCTTGGCGCTGATCTCGCGGCCACGACTGCCGAGGCGGTGGCGGAAAACAAGGCCGGTCTGAACTACATCGGGCAGGCGACTGCCGCGCAGGGTGTTAAGCTTGACAACATCATCGCCGGGCAGTACCAGAACACCATCAACCTGTCGAATGCGATTTGCCAGCTCGGCTATCAGGACGCGATGAACTTCGCAAGCGTTCAGCAGAACCTTGCCGCTTGTTGCTGCTCTGTCAAGCAGGAAATCGCACAGGCGAAGTACGACACCGCGCTTCAGTTCGCCGCGCTCACGAAGCAGATTGCCGACGAAGGTTGCGCTACCCGGTCGTTCATCGCCGCTCAGCACACCGCCGACGTTGAGCGGGAACTTCAGGACTACAAACTGAAGGTCGCTCTGGCTGAACAGGCGAACAGCTGCAACAACTGCTGCTGCTAACCGCATGAGGTGAGACAATGGCTTGCAACAACAATTGCGCGAAATACGTCAGCCGGAGCGGCGTGCCGTTCTACTCGGCTACGGTGAGTGAGAACACTACGACCGAAACCCTGCGTGTCTGCACCTCCGCGTGCAAATTGCGCTGTTTCGGGGTGTTCGGAATTTTCGTTCCGAGCCAGCCGACGACCACCACGCTGACGGTTGATCTGACCGACTGCAACGGCAACACCGCGCCTCTTTACCTCGCTTCTACCGGGGTTCAGGCGACGGCGGCGGCGCTGGTTGCGAATACGACGCACCTTGTCACGTTCGACAAGTTCTCGGGTCAGTATTTCCTGCAGGATTAGCGCCTGAAAACATCGATCCCCCGTTCCGGAACTCCGGTCGGGGGATTTTTTATAGCGTGGATAGCGTGCAAATGCGTAAAAATGCGTTTGAAACAAGCGACGTTATCGGAAACGTCATCGGCAACTGGTTATACGATCAGATTGTCCAGCAGGACAAAAAAGAGGCCGCCATCATTGAGCGGCTGGAGCGGATAGAATCGCTGTTGATTGACCTGTCGGCTGGTCGTATTCAGCAATCGCGTGTTTCAGGAACTGCAAAAGCGAGCGGTCAGGGATCGGGCATTTGAAACAGTCGCCGTGGCATAAAAAATTCCGGCAAAGGTCATGCGCCCGGCAGTGCTGGCATTTCCCGGAAGTAAGGTCTTCCGGATGAAACTTTTCTCCGCACGTCCGGCATGAGCGCAATCCGCGCTCTTTCAATCGCTCTGCGCATTTCTGGCATTCACGATCAGACGCAAGGCGCAAGACGCGGCAACGCGCATAAAGCGCTCGGAAACGTCCGTTTCCCAGCTCCTCCCGGTCATCGGCGTATTTCAGCAGTCGCCGTGCGTGAACCTCCGAGCAGCCGAGAACGGCCGCCGCTTCATGCGTTGTCAGAAACTCGCTTTGCATTGTCTCCCCTGTAATGAAGCACTGCACCGCCCGGCGTCAACACATAACGCTCGCCGTTTTCCATTTCAACGACGCTTCGAGCTGTTGCAACCGAAGTTGTTTCCGGTTCGAATTCGTGTTGATCCAGCCACGGGCAGGGATCGGTCATGTCAATCGTAGGAATAACGCGCTGCTTGTTTGCCAGATAGCGCATGAAATGATTGCGGAGCATTTCGAGGGAGGGGCGAGAACCCAATTTTAGTTCGTCCCAATGCGACAAAACCGCGTGTCCGTTTTCGTCTGTTTCAAACGAAAAATCAACGCCCGGCCTCGCCGTTGGGATCGCCGCAATAACCATTTCTTCAAGTCGCGTCATGTCGAAAACTCCTGTTCTACTGTAACATACTACGAAACACGGAGTTTGCAAACAAAAAAAGCGGATGTTTTCATCAAACACCCGCAAAAATTATTTTGCTGCCTCCATTGCCGCCAGTATTCGTTGCAACTGAGTGAGTCTGTGAATTGGAATTTTTTGTCTCCCAATTCGATAACTGGCGATTGTTGACATAGAACAACCGAGCATGTCAGCTGTCAATTGATTATTCAGGTGGTATTTTTGCATTAGTCCACGAAACATTAATGTTCTGGCCTCAGGGGAGAGTGATTCATCGAGCGTTGGTTCTATTCGCGGATCCTCAACGCCAATTTTTCGCAACCAATCGGCCATCCCTCCGGACAGTGGAGAATTGGGGGTTGAAACCATTGCGATCACCTGTTCGAGTCGGTAATGACAACTGTCCGCATTGTCCAGAATTTTTTGAATTTTCTCCTCAGTCGTCATTTTTGTTTCTCCGCCAAACAAATTGAGACAAATTTCGCTCGTTCGAGTTCCGTGTTCAGGTCGTCGCCGAGCCATTTTCTATATTCAGATTCACTGATTTCTACCGGCGTTGCGTCAAATCCGGCATCACGCAACGCCGCCACTGTTGCCGAGATCAACTCGCAATGCTGTTCGAATGTTTGCGTTTCGAGGGGTCGAAAAAGGCGCAAACTCTCCTCGTCCGCGTATCGGGCAACCGGAATTTTGTCACCTGGTTTCGATTTTTCGCGAACGGTTTTCAGTGTCTCATCTATGATTTTTTTCATTTTTCATCTCTCCTAAAATTTCCCGCGCCAGGCGGCGCACCACTCCCCGCTGATTCCCGTCGTATTTTTCGGAATAATACCGCGCGTCTGTTATTGTTTCGATTTCGATTATCGCCTCATAATCGCTCAGTAAAAATTCGCGCGCCGCCTGTTCTGCGTTGAATTTTTCCGCGCTCTCCCAGTAATCAATGCCGCCGTTATCGTACACGTGCACACACGGATAGCCAATTTTTTTGATGTTTTCCCAGTAGCTCGCCGGGATCTCCTCATCACATCCGCCAAACGAATTTATAACGTCATCACGACTGTTAAATTTTTCGATCTCCAGGCCGTCATCAATAGCCGCATTCAGCATACTGTCAATTTCCCATCTCCGGGCCGGGAGGGTGTGGGGGATTGCGATGTAGTTCATTTTTTGTCGCCTTTCAATATTAGAAACTTTTCAGATATTCTTCGCAATCTTCGATCGAGATTGCGTGAATTTTTCCGGTTTCGTCGTTGAGGTAATCGTCTTCGCTGATCGATTTGTCCTCAACAGCCTTCAACAGGTCGGCGGCGGTCATCTGATCCTCGTATCCGGCCGCGGCATATGTCAAAATTCCTTCAACTCCGGCAATTCCGGTTTTATACTCACGCGCGTAAACTGTGTTTTTCATTTTTCAAACCCTTCCTTGTTGTTGAGGATGTCTTCCTCTTTTGTTTACAATATTAATATACATGTTTTTTTGTATAAATCAAACGTTTTTTACAATATTTTTTGTATTTTTTTTTAAAAAAACACAAAAAAATAGCCCGCCGGTTAAAGCGGGCAATATTCCTGGTTGTCTATTCTGCCGTTTCGGTCTTCTGCTCTGCTCGATATTTCCAGTAATATTTGAGGCTCTCGACGTAGTTTTTAGCCATTTCCGGGTCAGATTCAGCCAGATCAACCAGATAGCCGGTTATCTGAGGGCCAACATCGCGGCGAATTCGTTTAACACCCCTGATCGTACCGGACGTTGAATCGACGCTCACACCATTGTCAGCATCGATCCACAAATCCCAGCTCGAATTTTCCCGGCTGATGTCTACAACGTTCAGGCCGTCGGTGTAACTGACATTTGCCGTCGCGTTTTGCGGGTCAATGCCGAAATTCATCCGAGTTCCGACGGTGAATGCGCCGGTGTTATGGCTACAGCCAGCAACCAGAAACAGCGCGGCAAACATCGCAACAAAAATGCCGGTGACTTTGAATTTCTCGCCGCACTTTTCACTCATTTTCCTTTTCCTCCTGTTCGAGCTCTCCCATCACCTCGCGGAGCTTCTCAAGGCCCAGCGGGATCGCCGCTTTGATTTTCTCCGCATTTGCCGCACCAAGTTTGCCATCGGCAACCAGCTGATCAATGTACTCGAGCGCCGCTTCCTGCCCCTGCGTCTCGACGTATTCGAGAATCGCCTGATGTGCGGCGTTGCGAAGTTCGATTGTCTGTTCCTCGCTCAAACATCCTGCCAGAGTAACCAGCAGTGCGATAGTGCAGAGTGCTACGATTTCAGTAAAAATTTTCGGTTTCATCATTGTTCAATCTCCCTATTTTTTGTGATTAACGGAGTGCCCGGATTTAGCCGATTATGGCATTCCTCGATTGCCGCCAGTTTCCACCCATGATTACGTACACGAACGTCGAGCCTCTCGTACTGATCACGGACAAGATCGCTCAATTGATCGATTTTTTTCTCGTGTTCATCCATCCAGCGTGTGCAATCCTCTTTGATTACGAATCGTTTAACATCGGCATGGAGGCCTTTTAATTCCATGACTATCCACCCGAGAAATGCCGAAATGATCCCTATTCCAACGCCAAAAACCGCGATTGCCCACTGTTCAGTCATGCGTATTCTCCATATTTTTTCTATTGTTTCTCCATGCTATCCAGCCAAATAACCGTACTGCAACATACGCAATCAACGCTCGTGAAATCGGCAATCCATCCTCAATCAGGATGCATAAAAACATCAAATCGGCCTCTGAGCGCGTCCATTCTGCTGGCTGAATGCGATAAATGTAATCATGCGCAACGCCAGATCGGATACTGCGAGGATCAACGCACGGAGAGACTAACGACCACGCGAATCGCGGTACGCTGACACCATCACACTCAAACCCGGATGGGACAACAAACGATTTACCGCGAAACCTGATTTTTACAGGTTTCAGCAATCGAATGATGTTGCCGCGCTCATCCTCTCTGTGAATGTCAATATGCATTAAATCGCCCACAATTTTTCAAACGTGAACATCGTATTGCCGTTCACGTATTTAACATGCATGATGTAATGCAAAACGTTTTCGGTGGTCGCGTCGCTTTCAGTGTGGAAAACATATGCCGATTCACCACCAGATTTTTTTGCCGACAATGTGCATGACGTGGAAATTTTCAGCGCGATTTCCATTTCAGGATGTTCAATCGACAATTCAGGCAATGTAAACGTCAAATTTCCGTCAGAAACATTTGTGGATGTAATTTCGCAAAACTGGCAGAATCCGTTTTCGGTCGATATCGCAACCTCTCCCGGAGTGGATACAGTCTGCTGAACAAAATCGTTATCCAACAACCCGATTGATGTACGGAATTCGTCGAGCGCTGAAACAGCGTAGCCGCGCCCGGTCAGCGTGCCCGGCACATATTCAGGCGAAAACTCATCCGTGCTCATCGCGTAGTTTAAAACATCCAATGACGCGACATAGCATCCGCTGGTAGATTCATAGACGCTGCCCCCGCCGTATGATCCACCGATGGCGAAAACCAGTTTTGTGATGTCATTCGCCATTGTCCCGGTTGCATTAACGGAGCCATCCAGCATGATAGTCAGCGCTCCGGATGCTCTGACCAGTCGAATATGATGCCATACGTTCGCTGTCCACTTCGTCACTGCGTCGCCCGGCGTTTTGTCTCCATCGGCATAGACGTACAAATTGTTATTATTGCTGATCATCAATGCGAACGTACTGGACGATGTGGAATTCCCCTCCCGCGTTGAAAAAATCGTTTGCGTCCCGAGAGAATCGGTTTTCAACCATAAATTTATCGTAAAATCTCCGGTTCCGAATGCAACAGGCAGCGTTCCGTACAGACACGACTGCCGTTCAAACCTCGCTGATTTACCGCCAGCACCATCCGGAGATTCTCCCGCCAGAGAAACTGTTCCTATTTTTGATACAGCGACGCTGTTTTCAGAGTGATCATTCAGGTCGTCAACAAACGGAAAACGCAAAACATACGTCTCATCGACTGTATCGGTAGCACTGAATATAACCGGGCCACCGAGCAAATTTTCTGCCAGATTTTCCGGGTCAGGCAAAATCCTGTTTGTCGGAATTTCATCTCCAGACGAGATCGGCGCCCCGTTGAACGTCAATGCGCCATCCGCCTCGGAAAATTTGTCCAGCGTCGTTTTGTTGCTATGCGTGTGTGAATTAGCCACCGCATTTTCAACATCAGTTGAGCTGGCGGTTCCGATGGCGTTCGCCGTTTCCGCGCTGCCAGCGGTAGTCGCATGGGATGCTGTTTCCGCGCTGCCAGCTGTTTCCGCATAGTCCGCGCTATTAACTACCCCATCATCGTCCGTGTCATATACGGATTTTTTCATATCACCAGAACCACCAGCGGCAATCGGAGTCCATACGCTGCCATTCGTTGACCATTCCGCCACAGATGTTTCATCATTTATGCGAATCAACGCGAATGCTCCGTTTACCATCCCGCCAACAGTATGCATAGCCATTTGTTATTCTCCCTCGTTAATAGTCGCCATTGCGTTTCGCACATCGTCGAGCGTCAGATTCACCAGCGATAACCATTCGGACACCCGCGCGTCCAGCAGATCGATCATCCCGCCCGGCGCCGCGTCGCTCGACAACAACGCCAGCCCCGCCAGCGCCGGTTTCAATGCGTCCTGATTCTGCAACACCGCAGCCACCCGTTCCGCCGGAATCAACGCATACAGCGCCATCACGAATGCCGAAATCGGCACCCATTCCTCCGTCGGCTCCGGTTCCGGCAATTCGATCACGGCCCCATTTACCACATCCAGACGCGACAACGGCAAATCACCGGCGTAACCGATGTATCCGTTCGCCTCGAACCACGTGTCGCCCATCGCCGCGCCGTGGTATTCCTCCACTGCATCATTGATTTTTCTAATCTGTCGCATATTTTTCTCCTGAATTTTTCAGCTCAACGCCGCAATTTCCGCCGCCGTCAGCGCCCGGTCGAATCCGATCAGCGCCCGGATTTTCGTTCCGGCGGGAATCGTGAAAACCCCGCCCGGCAGCGCCGCTCCATCCAAAAGCCCGCCATCGTCGCCGAACACCAGAAACGTTTCCGGCGTACCGGTCAACTGCGTTGCAATCGTCGCCGCTTTCGACGTGTCCGCCGCCTCGAATACGCCGCGATCCGTCCGGATGTTGTCGAACGTCAGCAGCCCGACCCGTTCAGCCTCGGAAATCCCCGGCGTCGTGTCCGGATTGTCCGACGGCCACGGGTTCTGCGTTTCATAGAGTTCTGCGCGCGATGCCGACCACACCGTTTCGCCGGTGGTCAGATTCAACAATTTTGCGCTCCGCATATTCCCGTCAAAATTCGAAATCGGGTCGAAATCCGAATACCAGACGTCCGTTTGATCGACGGTGGTCGTGTTGGTTGTTCTGCCGTTTAAAATCAAACTCAGAACTCCGGAAACACGGCGGATCACCACGCTCACCCATTCGCCGATTGCGGAAAACTCAGCAAAATCAGACTGGAGCGCTCCAGCGTTTTTTTTAGTTCCGGTTTCAGGATTTTGCACCCGCCCTATCGTCAGATACATAAGGGAACCGGTAAACCCGACGTTTACGCTGCCCTGTGTGTCGCTGTGATAAAAAATGTAGTTTGGATTCTGCAACGCATTGAGTCTATAAATGACCTCGAATTCAAAATCATCGGAACCGATCACATTTGAGGCGGCGGAAAATCCCGTCCACGTCCATGACACGTCGCCTGTTTTTTTGAAATTTCGCGGCGTATCCATCCGCAGCGGACTCAACCACATTCCGCCGTGGTCTGGAACCACCCCCAGAATGCAATCGCTCCGCCGCATCGAATCCAGAATTTTATCCCGCATTGTACACCACCTCCAGCACCGTCACAATTGCCGTGATCGTCGAACCGTCCCGCAGCGTGTCGCGTTCGTCCGCCGTCTCTCGGCGCAACGAAAATGATCCATTCGCCCCGTCGGAACCGAGGTCGGCAAATGAAATTTCGTTCCATTCCCCGGTCGGACACACCACCGCGTCACGTTCGACACCGCCCAGAATCGGCGTCAAAACGACGTTGCCGGAAAATCCCGCGTTCGCGCTCTCAATTCTGAATTTGATCGATTGCGCCTGCCAGATGTGGTCGGCCAGCGTCAGAACGGGCGTCGTTTCATCGAGATAAACGCACCGCCCCCAGGTGGAATCGGCGACGGTGAACTCCATTACCGGGTTGCGGTCAATAATTGCGCCGTCCCGCCCTTTAATTCCACGCGGTTTCAATACCCATGATGCCACCGGCCATCCTCCGGCGAATGTCAATTCATAACCTGAATCTGTCCACCGGCGGCGCAATCGTGAATCTGCCGAGATGTTATACCCGGAGGAATCAATCAAATCGAATTCGCATTGACCGGAAACCCCCAGATCATCCGATGTCATGACAACGGTTTCGCCGGTTTCTGCGGTTGTTTCAAACGGAATTTCCAGAACATCGGTAATAATTGCCCCGTCCGCACCGTTCGCCCCGTCCTGACCTGCTGGCCCCTGCGGTCCGGTTTCGCCCTGTGGCCCCGGTTCTCCCTGCGGCCCGGTTTCGCCCTGTGGCCCCGGTTCGCCCTGTTCCCCCTGAACCAGTTTTTCAATTGTCCATTGCGCCGATTCAACCGGGTACCGATATCGTTTGTACCTGTCGCTGTCCGTCTGTTCCGAATGCCATTCTGTAGAACCGTTGACGCTGAATTCAACCTCTGGAGCAACCGAAATCATCGTTATAACGGTTGCTGCAATCTGGTTTTGCGTTGCGTCGGGGATTTCCCCCTCGACTCCGACGGTTCCGATCGTTTTTACAACACTGAACGTGTCACACAGAAACGCGGTGATAATCTCGTCGGTTGCGTTGTCCGTTGTTCGGTAAATCAACATCTCCAGACCGGCAACCGGCAAACTGCCGCTGCTGTCGTAATCCGTGTTCGCCCTGATCCTCATCGAGTCCATAACCAGATCAAAAACGAATTCGCCTTTTGCTAAATTCGACTGTTCTAAATCCAGAAACGCCTCCGCGTATGGCGACTGGTCGCAATCGATCGTTGCGCCGGAATCATACGTTTTGGAAACCTCCCCGGAAACGGTGAACGTCACGTCGGTTCCGGAAATACTGCGCTCAGAATAATACAGCGATTCATATTCTCCGGTTGAATCGAACAGCCGGATTGTCCCCTGTTGCGGTATCGTAGAATACGACGCATTTCCAATGACGGCAGAAACGCTCGCCACCTCTCCAGCGCTAACGGTGCCGGAGAGTTCGCCCTTCAGTTTGTGAATGTAATCATTGTCAACGGTCAGTTTTGCGCCGATGCCGGAAATTTCCGCCCATGATGTGTCGCGCGTCCACGATGAAACGTCTACGCCCTGTTCACCTGCCATCGGCGTTTCAGTGCACGCAATGATTTTAATCGTTTCCCGGCTGCCAACCGCTCGTTGCGGGTTGTTCCGGCTGAATGGGTCGCCGTCCGCATCGTACCATTCCGATTTTGTAGTGTTCAAAAAAATTTCCAGCATGCTGTCCTCCGTTTTCACAAAATATGGAGATTGTCAACCCGTTCAGGTTAAAAACGTGTCCGGTTCGTCGGGTTTGATGTCGTAAAACCCATGCATGATAGCCGGTTCCGCTCCGACAGAATATTCCCTTTTAGCACTACCATAGCCGTCTTCCGGATATCCAAACAACCTAACTCGAGGTGGAACCCCGACGTTCGGTATCGGCTGAGTAGATGTATATTCTGGAGTTGGGTCATTGATTTCAATCGATAGCATACGATAGAATTTATCAATTTCCGGCACGTTTGGAACTCCGGGATATAGGCCTCCGGTGTTTAAAACTAACTCGTCATCATAATCGGCATTGCCATTCACAAAATGACCACCATATATGTGTAAAATGCCTTTTGATGTGGGGTTTATTTTTGTTATCACAACCCGTTCAGCCATCCGGCCATAGAATTCTCTGATTTTTCCAGAGGGGTTTCTATACAGAATTGCACCACTCGAACCGGCATAAGGGCCGGTATGTGGAATTTCAGAAAATTCAGTAGAATTCCAAAGCTCGAGCAGTTTGCTGTTCAATATATTTTCTGCCTCTTCCCTCGTAACCCCTGGGTCGATATCGGATGAATATGAAACCGCTTTCTCATATAACTCGACAAGGCCACCCGGGTATGCTGCTTTTATATAGCGCAATAGGCCTGATATTTTTTCCATATGTTCCAGATATCTGGCGTCAAATTTACCCAGAAAATATTTCAGTTTATCAAGATGGCCGCTTTCAAGCAGCATAGGCTCGTGCAAATATTCGCATATATCCTCATACGTCCAGTAAACGGGATAACCGTTGTTGTCGCTCAGCATTGCGTGAATGTCCGGATACAGCGTGTGGTTTATAAATCTCTCTATAAATCTTTCTAAGTAAAAAAAGTAACCATCTCTATATGGCCTCGGATAAACAAACGGATGCAGTCCCTCAAAATACCAGTCATCGACGCTCGTTTCTAATACCTTATATCCATGATATAGCCGTTCCTTCCAATTATTACCGTCACGAATTGACATGAATTTAAAATTACTCATAAATAATAATCATCCCGGAATTTTATCTGACCATCCCGCCATTGCTGGTGAACAATGCCATCAGATCGATACGCGATCAAATATCTCCCGTAATACTCAACGCCAGACGGCGGCATTTCTCGCAATTGGACGTAATATGTTTCGTTCTGATACCACCCGTACAGGTAAATCCTCCATTCTGGAGCTGAAACATTCACCGGTGCCACCTCAGACCCGATATCGGCTATCCCCCCGGTTATTCTGAATGTCGCATTCCCCGTTGGGACAACCGCGAAATCGCCGAGGTATTCGTTTCCCATCTCAACTGAACTTTTCGTATTAACCGATTGCGTGATGTTCTGCATTCCTCTCGGTATTGCCCCGATCAGCAGCAAATCTCCCAGCCCGTCATCCTCCAGCTCGATTACTGATGAAATAAATTCCGTAGGTTCGTCTGAATCAACATCGTTGAATCTCAGGTATAGGTATGAATCCTGGTTGCCGTTACCAGTAATGTTAATGGTTTCCGCCGGTATTGAAAATGTTTTGCCATACGCTGAAATTACCCCGGCGAAATGATTCTCATACGGATACGATGCCGCACCGTTTACGACTCGAATTTTTGCGCTGGTGACGTTTCCTGAATCATCTCGATCGCTCATGTCGATTATTTTAAAATAACCGGTATATTCATCTACAGCCGCCCCTCCATACGCCCCTTTGCGGTCGGTAAACGTGTTTCGCCCGCTCCGTCTGCGCGATTGCGTGACGGTAAAAATTTGTTTTGTTTCGTTATCAGCCATGATTACGCCCTGTCCCTCGGTAAATCGAACGAATTCCAGCTGGAAATTTTCGCGTCATAAATTTTAATCTGCAAATACGGATAATTTATCGGGTCGGCGAGAGCCTCCGTGTAGAGCGTTCCGTCAGATCGTAACGGCATCGGCTCGGTAATTTCCTCGTATGGCAACGAATCCCATCGCTGTTGGCGTTCTGACATTGAAAACAAATTCGCATACGTATTTTTCGCCTTAATTACGTCATCAATACTGCCGAAAACTGGTCGAACTCGAAAATTAGTTGCATCGTCCGTGCTCGTCCACGGCGTATAGCTGTAAATGTTTTTCGGAATTTTTACGATGTTCCCGGTGTGATTGCGGAAATAGCACATTGTGCCGACGTTCAATAAATTTCTCGACCATCCGTTTTTGTTTATCTGAATCGTCGTCGAAACATCCCAGTATTCGCGTTTTACCCGGTCGCCGGTCGATTCATATTCGATCATCGGAGTTGCCTCCTGCGGCAGCAGCAACCCGGTCAGCGGCTCTATTTTTATACCGGCGACGGTAACGTTGTTTTTGTTCACCAGCATTTCCGTTGCCCCGTTAAAATCTCTCCCGCCCTTGACGCAATATGTGAATTTGATTTCCCGGACGTATTTCGTTGTCTCGGCCACAATCTGGCATCCGGCGGTATTCAGGTTGCGAACCTCCCGCCCGTGCTCATCATATCCGGATGAAAACGCCTCCTGAATGTTCACGAAACTGGAGGTCACGTTCTGCGCCCCGAGATCCCACGGATCGCCCCTGAATTCGCGAACCAGTTCCGCCCCGTTCGAATACGACAATGTAGCCGACACCTGAACCTTGCGATTCCTGTTCCCGATTTGATTGATGTTTATTGTATCGAGATAAAACGCCGTGTTTTCCGGATGCCTCCAGCCGCGTTGCGGCATTTTTGTGCTGGTTGCAATCTCCATCATGGAGTCACCCTCAATGATCATGGTTCTGGTCATTGTAGCGGCACCACCGGACGAAACATCCAGCTGCGAATCGTCCTGAGCGATAATGTTCACCATATTCAATTACCTCCATACGAAACCAGCGGATTTGTCCGAGTCGGCGAACTCATTTTGTCAATGCCGCGTCTGATTTTTTCCAGAACGTCCAGCTGCCGCTCCTGAATCCTGATTTCAGGCGATTGCGTGAATACACGAGACTGCAACCTCAGAGCCTCAACGCTGTTTGCCAGAATTTCCGTTTGCGAACGATCCCGGAACGATTTAATATCGTCCGCAATCGATTTCATTGACGCTACAAACTGATCATCGCCCCCCTTATTACGAGCGGCCACATCATCTCCAGCGGTCAATCCCCTCCGCGAGTCAATTTCCCGTTGACGCCTCCCGTATGCGTCAATAACGCCATCTATCCCCTCGGTGATAGAGGTAAATTCGCCCATCCTGATTCCGTTCTGTGCCAGATATCGCTCTGTATTTTTACCGGCCTCGCCAATTAATTTCTTGGCTGCACCGAGTCGTTTTTTCTGATATTCATAAAATGCATCGCCAACATCACTGGCGAATCGTTTTGTCCCAGCTCCAAATTCGAACCCCTCCCATTGTTTCGCAATTTTTTGTTGCGTTTCATAGCTCGCCTGCAAATATGTGTCAAAAACGCCGCCGACCGCCTCTGAAAATGATTTTTCACCGGTTATCAAATCCCAGAAATTTTCACCGAGAGACGCTGCTATCTTCCCGATGTTTTTGATGGACTCCCAAAACGCAACGCCAATGCTCTTCAGAGAGTTAATGACGATTTTCCACATGTCGCCAAAAATACCCTTCCAGTTACGGAGAAACGAGTCGAGCACCGTTGAGAAAAAATCAAACGTCCCTGTCACATCGACCATTATCAAATTCCACGTATTGCCCGCAATATTTTTAATATCCTCCCAAACCGCGCCAAAAAACCCCGGTGCGTCACTCCACGCCTGAACCAGCGATTCCCAGACGTATTTCCCCACGACGGCCACGTTTGAAAATGCGTTTTTCACCACCGTCCAAATCAATTCAAAACCACCCCTCATTATGTTGATGAACGATGCCACGTAATATGACCATTCGGCCGAATTTTCTTTGATGTATCCAGTTATGCTTGCGAACGTATCTGCAAATTCGCCCTTGATGTTACCAACCTGAATAACGCTGTTGATAAAACCGCCGATCGTTGTTTTCAGTTCATCGATCCGGTTTGCCAGTTTACGCGACTGGTTGGCGATTGACTCTTGATTTCTCCAGTAATCACCCAATACATAACCTTTTTGATCAAACATCTGATACAACGCTGCAAACTGTCTAGCCTGTATATCATTTGATGCTTTTAATGTTGCCCCAAAACGTTCGATATATAAACCTGTAGATTTCGCCTGTTTTTCTAATGCCTTAAATTCTTTGGTGTCAGTTTTTATAAAAACTCCAAGAGCTTTAGCAGCTTCAGGTTCACCGAGACTAGCTTTAACTAGATTAAACGTAGCGCGTTCCGCACCTTCTGCATAGTTTGAAAATGATGTCAAATCAGAACCAAGCTTACTTACCCATCCTGAAATCATATTGACATAGTTCTGGTTAATGCCTGTACTACGCATCAAATCACCTGCTTGCGCCATCATCCTGCGTGCAGAAAGTTCAGACTGCCCGTATTTATCTATCAATTCTTGCACGTGTTTATTTGCCTCGTTTTGAACACCTGCAAAGACTGTTTCAAATTTTTGTGTTTCTTCCTGAAGATCGGAAAATATTCTGATGCTTTCTGCCCCAAACTCAATAGCCTTGCGCCCCAGCATACCGAGCGCGAAACCTAGTTTGTTGATAGAGTTAACCGCACCGGCGGTCTGACATGCGATAATAATCGACGCGGTAACATCGTCCATAACAAAAACCTCCTGTTTTCATCAAAAACCGGAAATGTCAACCTTGAAGAAAAAGAAAATTTGATGTATATTACAAGTACCTAACAAAGAAAGGGATAAAAATGGCAAGATTAAAAAAATGCAAATCGTGCGGCAACATGATTGCAAAAGATGCAAAAATTTGCCCGCAATGTGGCGGAAGAGTTAAAAAATCTCACGGATGCCTGATGATCATTATTCTGATGATTGTTATTTTTGTAGCAGCAAAAATTTCATTACCCAATAGTGATGTTCCATCAACATCCAATAACGATGCGCCCAAAACGGAAAATCCTAATTCTCCCGAAAATGCGGACGCTTTTCAGGTTGATTATTTCTCAAATGATGGAGCAATAATTTTTGCTCAAAATTTCTTAGAGAAATATGGTGACAATATTAAATATACTACGGCTGCAAAAGTCGGGAAAATTATTACATCAAAGTCAGACAAAAGAACAGACCAAAAAACAGGAGATTTTTGGTCTGTCTATCAAGAATTTACAGAAAAAAATGCTTTCGGAGTTGATCTTAAGCATTCATACTCTGCTATCATTGAATTCAAATCAGGTGCGGGGTACAGAATGGTAATGCTGATGATTGATGATGTAGCTGTTTATCCGAAATAGCAAAACAAGCCCGGTATTACGCCGGGCTGTTTTTTTGCCTCTCCTCCCACTTCCTGCCCATCTCAGCAACCCTTGACGGGAGAAAGTTCATGTCCTTGTCTCCGGTAAAACAACCGGAGAGTCTGGCGAGAAAAAAACGGATATCGAGCTGCAATTCAACCTCCAGTTGATGAATTTCAGCCCGATTCCGCTTCCAAATCTGGATGAAAATGTTATCAAATTCCGACAGCGGCAGAACCGGTGATAAATCGCCGCATTCAGCGCAAACGGCAATCAGCTGTTCTCGGTTTCCGATGTTGCCGGATTCGATTTTTTTTTAATTTCATCCCGTGTGGCATTGCGAGACTCGCCGTATTCGGTCGTCAAATCGCGGATTCCAACCATGATTTCAGTCGCAACAGCCGCCGCCTTTTTCATAATGATATCAACGTCATCATCGCTGATGCCGACAACGCCGTTGCGCAAAATCTCCCGGCGGATTTTAACCTCGCGGTCTTCATCTGTGGTGGTTGCAGAATTCGCAATCGCGGCGATTTTGATCGCC